ACAATCTTTGTCACACCAGAAGAAAGACCAAGCAATCTTGGTGGTTCACAAGTTGCATTAGACGGAACAGATAGTGATTCATCAAATGCTGGTGATGCAATTACATTAGAAAGTGGATTAGATTCAACAGGTAATAGTGTTCTATTATTTGATGGTGGTGAAGTAGAATTTAGACTTTCTGTAATCAACGAAACAAATGGTAGTAACACTGCAATATATATTGAAGAAGTTGCTATGACAAACACTATAGGATAGAATGATGGAAACATTAAAACTTATATCCGAAGAAATTTCAGAAGTAGAATACATTACCGAACAAAAAGATGGTGGTAAAAAAGACTATAAGATTAAAGGTGTCTTTATGGAATCTGATGTTAAAAATCGTAATGGTCGTGTATATCCACAAGAAATATTAGCAAAAGAAGTTGTTAGATACAATAAAGAATTTATTAATCAGAAGCGTGCTTTCGGAGAATTGGGACACCCAGAGGGCCCAACTGTAAATCTTGAGAGAGCATCTCATATGATTACTGCATTATATCCAGATGGTAAAAGTTTTGTTGGTGAAGCAAAGATTTTATCAACACCAATGGGTGAAATTGTAAAGAGTTTAATAGATGAAGGTGCAAAACTAGGTGTATCTTCAAGAGGAATGGGTAGTTTAGAGCAAAAAAATGGTGCCCATTATGTAAGAAACGATTTTTATCTTGCGACTGCAGCTGACATAGTATCCGACCCATCTGCTCCAAATGCCTTTGTTCAAGGTATTATGGAAGGAAAAGAGTGGGTTTGGAATCATGGAGCGCTTGTAGAGGCAGAATTAGTCCGAATGAAGACAAGAATCGAAAGAAAAACTCGGACAAAACACGCAAAAGAGGATGCTTTGGAGTTTGCAAAGTTCCTCAAAATGTTATAATTTATAAATAATTACTAAAGATAGATAAGGAGAAATCCCCATGGCTGATACCAACGAATTAGATAAGACCATTGAGGAATTAGAAGCAGAGGTGCTTGACGAGCTTGAAGAAGCCAATGGTGCTGATGCTCCTAAAAAGAGTGCTGGTGCTCCAGACAAAGGCGAAAAAGCGCCTAATGATGGTGCAACTGGTGCTACTCAAGACACAGGTAAACCTGTAGTTGACCCAGAACAGAAAGAAGCTCCTGCAAAGAAAGTTATTGCAAAAGCAAAAGAAGTTTCTGGTCAAGCCCCTCAAAAAGGCGAAGGTGCTCCAGATAAAATGGATAAACCTAAAGCCAAAGCTGACGGAACAGGTGCAACAAGTAAATCTCTCGCTGCTGGCGATGAAATCGACCACGATGGTGAAGACCTTTCTGAGAAAAAATCCCTAACCAAAGAGCAAATGAAAGACGCAATTGCTAATGGTATGGGTAAAATGAAAAAAGCACAATTAGAAAAACTCTATGCTGCTTATAATTCTCCAGATGAGGAAGATGAAGAAGAACCTACTGAGGAAGAAAAATCTAAAGCAGAAGCCGTTGAAAAAAGAGTTAAAGACATTGATGTTAAAGAGCATGTAGATGCTTTAATGAACGGTGAAGGAGATTTATCTGAAGAATTCAAGAGAAAGGCTGCAACAGTATTTGAAGCTGCAGTTAAATCTAAAGTTCGTGACGAAATCGAAAGAATAGAAGAAGATTATCGTAACGACCTTGAAGAAAACAAACAGAAAACAAAAGATGAGTTAACTGAAAAAGTTGATACTTATCTTAACTATGTTGTGGAAGAATGGACTAAAGAAAATGAACTTGCAATCGAAAGAGGCCTTAAAGGTGAGATTGCAGAAGACTTCATTTCTGGATTGAAACAACTCTTTGAAGATCACTATATTGATATTCCAGACGAAAAATACGATGTGCTTGAAGCACAATCTGAAAAGATTTCTGAATTAGAAAAGAAACTTAGTGAAACTATAGAAAAGAATGTTTCTATGAAAACCACTAATTCTAAACTAGTTAGGGAACAAGTCATTTCCGTAGTAAGTGAGGATTTGACAGATACAGAAATTGAAAAGTTTAAGTCATTAACAGAGGATGTAGACTTTACTGATGAAGATTCTTTCCGTCAAAAGTTAGATACTTTAAAAGAAAGTTATTTCCCAAAGAATAAAAAAGTTGTGGCTGAAACAGTTGATGATGGTGAAACTGGCACTGCACAGGACATTGACACTTCGTCTTCAATGAAGGCATATTTGTCTGCCATTGGAAGGGGTGCCAAGAGTGCAAGATGAACATAATTTTTATAAATAGTAGAAAATAGAGGAGAAACCCATGTTTCAAACAGAACATCTACAAGAAAAGTGGCAGCCAGTCCTAGAGCATCCAGAATTACCAAAAATCGAGGATTCTTATAAAAGGGCAGTTACCACTGTAATATTAGAAAACCAAGAGAAATCTCTTAAAGAGGACAGAAGTTTTCTTTCTGAGGCTGCTCCTACTAACGCAACAGGCGGATCTGTTGACAATTGGGATCCGATCCTAATATCTTTAGTTAGAAGAGCAATGCCTAACCTTATTGCATACGATGTGTGTGGTGTCCAACCTATGACTGGCCCAACTGGATTAATCTTTGCAATGAGAGCTAGATTTACTTCACAAGCTGGTGCAGAAGCACTTGCTGACGAAG